GATCAATGCATTGCGATTTTCGTGTGGTTTTGAATTTTTTTTATTTGCTTTACATCTGTAACGTTTTGACTTTCAAGGACTTATGAGCGGTGGATTGTAAGGTTATTTTGGGATTGTCACTATGTTAACAGATCCGAACGCGACTGACTATCTGGCGCTGCAATGCGCGGGCGAGATGGTGACTGCCGATGCGGATTTCTATCGATGGTACGATCTGCACGAGCGGGCGGCGTGGATACGCCACTGCCGGCTGCAGCAGCCGGCAGTGGCGGCCCGGCCGGTAATGCCTCGCCGCAAAAAAAAGAAAGTGACATCTGGCCGCAAGGCTAAGACCGAGAAGAAAGTGCGGCGAGCAGGCGAACGCAGACATGCACAGAAGAAAGAGCCCTCGAAATACAAAGGTGTCAGCAAATGCGTCGGGCCGCAAGGGGTGAAGTTCGAGGCACGGTTCTGGGACGGAAAACATAAAAAGCTCAAATACCTCGGCAGGTTCGATAATGAGATCGAAGCGGCGCTCACCGCGGCGAAGGCCCGCGGGGACAGCGACGAGATCCGGCGATTGAGTGACATAGCCGAGCAGATGGAGAACAATCCCGACCGGCCCGATGGCAGGACGTTCACGCCCAAAGCGGGAACCGGCGCCAAGCACGATTACGAGACTACCGAGGAACCGAAGGTCGCTTACCGGTGCAAGCACTGCCGGCTGACGTACCAGAGCAGGCCGACAAGCTGCCCGCACTGCAACTCCGCGGCGTTCGACGAGGTCCCGAACCCGGACAAACAGAAGTGACAGCCAAGAAGAAAAAAGCCAAAAAGAAAACCACGAAAAAGCCCCCGCACCCAGGGCACAAACGGCGTGTGAGCGGGGCAGAAGCGCAGCGTCTCGGCTTCGAGCATTCCGAGCTGGTCGAGGCTGATATTGCCTTCGGCGGGATTTCTAATCTTGCCAAGTACTTCGAACGGCATCCGGTGATCGAGAAGGCCTTCCGGCGTGGCCAGTTTTTGCGGCAGCTCAAGGAGTTCGCCGGCGTTGTGGCTACAGTTTCCGAGGCGGCCCACAAGCTGGGCCTTACTTCCGGCGAGGCTCTTCGCGAAATTCTTGATTCTGACGCCGAGGCGGCGGATATCTGGCACAAGACCAGGCTCGATACGATCGTGGCGGCGAGAAAGGCTCTGCTCGACGCCGCCAAGGACGGCAACCAGACGGCTATCAGGGCGGTAGAAAGCTATCTCCGCGAGGAAAAGCAGGCGGCGGGACCCGCAGCGGACCTGACTCACATGCCGCAAAAAGAAATCTGCGAGCTGTTCGGGCTCTCGAGGGTGACGCTCAACGACTGGGAGCAGAAGTATTCAATACCGCGTAACGGCGACAAGACGTACAACCTCGGCGAGCTGATCCGGTGGTATTCGGAATTTGCGAAAAAGAGGTTTTCCGGCAAAGCCGAATCTTCTGACAAGCTGCGGGACCTTAAAGCCGAAAAGATGCAGCTCGAACTGGCTGAAAGCCGCGGCCAGCTCCTCGACCGCGAGAGCGTGATCGCAGGCCTGGTCGCACGGTGGCAGCTAATCGTCGGGGCCTTCAAGTACAAACGCCGCGAACTGGCTTCGACTCTGCACGGCCAGACGGTCGAGCGGATCGACGACGGCCTGTCGCGGTTCTTCGAGGACCTGCAGCGCGAATGGCTCAGCGTGCCTGAGTTTCTGAAACTTCCGGCCGAGGCCGGGGCGAAATTTATGGAATTGCTTACAATGCTGAACGAGGCAAATGATAGCACTGAGTGACATAAAGCCCCTGGGCTTGTTAGAAGAAGAGCTTGATATCGTCGCTCCGCGGCAGCGGGCTTCCTTCATCGACTGGATGCAGACGAAGTACATACTCGAGGGCGGTACGGCTGCGATAGAGGGGCCCTGGTCGGCGGAATATACGCCGTATTTCATCGAGCCGGCCGAGTGGCTCAGCGACTCGACCACACGGGAGGTCTGGGTTTTTGCATGCAGCCAGTCGGGCAAGACGACTTTCGGGACCGGCTGGATCGGATACATCGCCGAAGTCTCGCCCGGGCCGACGCTGCTGATCATGCCGACCAAGCCGGATGTTCAGAACAGGGTCGAGTCGCGCATCAGGCCGATGTTCCGGGCGAACGACGATTTGATCCGCCACGTCGGCGGCCGCGTCCGCAATATATTCATAGGCAAGCAGACGGTCATGGACCACATGAACCTGTATATCGGCTGGCCGACTACAGCCCAGGCCTTAGCGGATAAACCCGTATGCTATATCGAGGCCGATGAGGTCGGCAAGTTCCCGCCGTTCGTCGGCGAGGAGGCGGACCCGATTTCGCTTATGCGAAAGCGCCAGCGGTGGTTCAAGGGACGTTCGAAGCTCTTAGGTATGACTACTCCGGTTAGTGAAGGCGACATGAGCGACCAGGAATGGTCGAAGGGCGACTGCTGCGAGTACTGGGTCGCCTGCATTCACTGTCATAAATGGCATCAGCTTAGCTGGTGGAACGTCAAGATCGATAAAAAGGAGGACGGCTCCTGGTACGCATCGAGCGTTTACGACCGGGGCGGGCGGGCCAGATACGTCTGCCCGAAATGCGGGGCCCTGTGGACCGAGGACGATCGCTGGCGGGCCGTCTGCGGCGGCAAATGGGTACCGGGTGCGTTGGAGCTTGACGACGACGGCAACCTGATCGGCAAAGCTGCTGCTACGAGCTATCGCAGTATCAGGATCCATGCGCTGATGCTTCACCCGATGGTCGAAACGGTGAAGAGTCTGACGGTCGAATGGGTGAACGCTCAGCGGGCGAAGTCCGCGGGCAATATCCAGCCTTTGAAGGATTTCTGGAACTCGCAACTGGCCCGGCCGTGGCGGGAGGACAAGGCGACTACCGATATCGAAATTCTTAAAAAGCATATCGGCAGATATCCCCGCGGAAAGCTGCCCGCCAGCGTCCAGATGCTGACGGCGGGAATCGACGTTCAATTGGATCATGTCTATTTCCGCGTTTTAGGCTGGGGGTATCTGGCGCAGTTCTGGTCCATATTCGAGCAGCGGATCGAGACGGGCCCAACGGACAAAGTCGAGAACCTAAAAAAGCTGCTTCCGTTTCTTGCCATGAAGTTTCCGCGGATGGAGGATGAGAACATCGTCGTGCGGATCGCGATGGCGGCTATCGACAGGCAGTACAATACCGAAGCGGTCGATGCATTCTGCGTGCACTGTGCGGGCCTGCTGCCGATCGTGCCGGTGGCCGGAGACGACAAGCTTTCCAAACAGGCCTGGCGGGTCGGCGCCGCCGCCGGCGGCAGATTGAAGCGATACGATCTGAATGTCACGATGTTCAAGGATGCTCTTTACCGCGGCTACTTCGAGGCTACCGCGGCCGGGCCGGGCTACGGTCACCTGCACTGCGAGACCGAGTTCATCGTGCTGGAGCATCTTACAAGCGAAAAGAAGGCGATCGAAAGAAAAGGCGAGCGGATCGTCGCCATCCGCTGGGTATTAAAGAAAGAGCATGTCCCCAACCACTACTGGGACTGCGACGTTTACGCCAGGGCGGCGGCGGAGATCCGCGGACTCTGGGCCCTGCCCGATCCGGCGGAGAAGCGCATCGAAGAGCCGCCGCCGGGAAAGCCGGTGGGCCGCCGGCCGATTCGAACGAAATATTGATAGGACCTATGTGACAGATGGGACTTGTAAAAAGCAATGGTAATAAATCACTTGAGTCACCATAGGACACTATGACCGAAAGAAAACTGAGATTGTTAGATTTGTTCAGTGGAGCAGGCGGTGCCGCAATGGGTTATCACTTGGCAGGATTTGAGGTTGTGGGCGTGGATAACAAGCCGCAGCGGCATTATCCTTTTGAGTTTTACCAGGATGATGCGTTTCAGTTCGCCCGACGCCACGCACACGAATTTGATGCGATACACGCGAGTCCACCGTGTCAGAGATATTGCCGTCTCAGGAAACTGACGATTCATCAAGGACGCTCAAAATCGTATCCAGATTTGATTTCGGCCGTGCGAGATTTATTGAAAGAGGCCGAACGGCCATACGTGATTGAAAATGTTGAAGGAGCACCACTTATTACGCCAATCCTGCTTTGTGGATCGATGTTTGGGCTGGACGTAAAAAGACATAGGCTGTTTGAATGTTCTTTCGGAATTTTGGGAGTTACCTGCAATCATCGAGTTTGGAAAAGCGAAAGACCGCCCTTGCATAGGCTTCAAGGAAAATCGAGGGTTGTAGGGTGCTATGGAAATGGTCGAGGCAAAGGCGACACTGTTGCTTTATGGCAATCGGCTATGGGAATCGATTGGATGATAAGACGCGAACTTGCCCAGGCGATCCCGCCCGCATACACGAAGTACATCGGTAAACAGTTGATTAGTACACTATGGTGAGCCAAGTGATTCAATACCAAAGCAATCGTAAA